CGTCATCAACCCACAGCTCGCCGCTATCGCTGGTGCTCTGCAAGAGCTCAGTGACCACCCTGACGAATGGATGGACGCAGAGCAATATCTCTAGGAGGGAGACATGGAAGAAATTCGAGATGCTTTTTGGATCGACGGTAAAAATCATTATCTAGATGAGATGCCGTTAGATCTTTTAATCGAGTGTGGCAGTAATGCCGCAGCAACCTGCTCTTGTCTCGGTCATCACAAAGGTGAACGCAACGAAGCTCATTTTCGCATGGTCAATCAGGAACTTGAGCGCCGACAAGAACCAAAACTTCTTTTTTCAGAAGCCATGAACAATGGCGAGTTTAACGGCAAAGGGAGCTACTGATGAAAGCGTATTACCGATTTCTTGGCCAGTTCACTACCGACAAGTTCATAGATGTCATTGCCGACAACTATGCCGAAGCTTTTCGTATTGCCGACGAGCATATGCACCAAGCCGTATCAGAACTACTAGCAGACCAAGAATTCTACGACCCTGACATTCATGTCGAGAACAACGAAGGCGGCGAACAACCCAGCACTGAATTTTCTATGGAAGTCGTAGCCGATTGGGCCTTTACTTCGGAGGACTATCCAGATGACTCCAATTGAAGCCATTCAAATCATCGAAGATGCAGGAGGCCCGACAGCATGGGCCGAGACAGACTGCGACGGACCCGAAGATTACCCAGCGAAATACCGAGAGGCGTGGCAGTACCTGCACGACACCGGTATCGCTTACCAACTACAAGGCTGGTATGGCCGCGTAGCCGATCAATTTGTTGGAGAAGGAATTATTAACCCATGAATAAACCAAAGTTTGTTTATTACGACGATGATCGTGTATCGCACATCGACTACGACATTTGCTCTATCGCAATTCATAGAACAGATGAGGGCATTGTTGTAGATATTTGGGAGCCTCACTTTGAAGGCGGTGAACCTGTCGCAAGTACTTGGGCTCATGAAAATGAACTAACTAACCCATGAACATTGAACAGTGGGTAGAAGAGCACTGTCAGTGTGGAATCGACGAAAGCGGCGAGTGGAGCGAAGAACTCTTTGCGGAGTTTGGATGCACCTGCCGTGACAATTTAACCCATGAACAGGAGGTTTTATGCAGCATGTAAGCTACACCTCATCCGTCGAGACACGCAAAGGCACGCGTATCTGGATCGAGGGTGAGGCACTTAACCGTTCAGGATTCGCTCCTGGCACACCAATCAGTATCGCTTATGACTTCGACAACCGTGAGATCGTCATCACACCTGACGAGAACTCAAGTCGCACAGTCACCAACACAAGTCGTAATGGCAACCCCAGACCCATTATCGACATGCAGAACAAGAAAGTTGACGAGCTGTTCCCCGTTGGCACACGCGTCGTTGTCATGTATCAGAAAGGTCTTATCCAGATACGTGCTAACAATGAGGTGCAAGCCAAGGACGAGCGCGAGCAACGCCTTGTAACTAATCTCAAATCCAAAACCCTAACAACCGCAACAATGTTCTCAGGCGGTGGCATCTCACACGAGGCTATCCACACCGCTCTGTCTGACAGTGACATCGATGCAAACACAGCATGGCTTGCAGAATGCGAGGTCAAGTACAGCGAGTCATCACTTGGCGCTTGTCTCTCGATAACTGACGAGACGACGATGCTCAGTGGCACGGTAGAAGAGATCGAGGACATGTACTACCAGAAGGTGGACATACTGTCCTTCTCTATGCCGTGTGCTGGCTTCAGTAAGGCTGGCAAGGTCAAGCACAAGATGACCTCAGAGCAGCACAGTGGCACTGCATTGTTCGGTGTGTACAACGCTATTCGATTAGCAAATCCAGCCATAATTATTAGTGAAAACGTGACAGAGGCGCAGGACTCGCCGATGTACACATTACTGCGTAGCGAGATCGAGCGACGCGGTTACAAAGTATTCGAGCAGACGCTCGATGCCAGACACACGGACAGTATCGAGAACAGATCACGGTACTGGCTCGTGGCTATCAGCCAAGGATTGGCCCCCACCAGCTTGGCACTTGACCATGTACCAGCGTCAGGTGTCACGTTGAACACTGTCCTTCAGGACGTACCAGAAGAAGAGTGGAAAGATCATACCTATCTGAAAGATAAGGCCATCAAGGATGCAGCGGCTGGCAAAGGCTTTGCCAAACGTCAGTTGCTCGATGGCACTGAGAGTCGGATAGGTACGATAGGTCGCTTCTACGCCAAGCGACGCAGTACCGAGCCGTTTATGACCCGATCTGATGGCAAGGAACGACTGCTCACTCCCATCGAGCACGCAGCAGTCAAGTCAATACCCTCACGCCTTATCAAAGGCGTCCCAACCACTACAGCCCACGAGATTTTGGGGCAGTCAGTGGATTTCAGGCAACCTTACGAGCTCATGAAGCTCATCATCCAACGTGTAGCCAAAGGCGACACATCCATGCAAGGAGCATGATATGAACGCACCACAACAACTCGACCTCTCTCACTTCTATGGGTCTCAAAGCTTCACCAGATTCGGTCTGACCAAAAATGTATCCAGCGAAGGTGTCACACATTTTGCCGAAGAAATGAGTGCTTTTTGGCTCCTAGATTCTATATCTGCCCTTCTGGAAGAGATGGCACTAGACGGCAAAGCTGTTGATTTTGCGGTAATTAAAATCAAACGAACGATTCCAAACGCCGCTCGTATTGTCATCGAGGACGGTAACGACGAGGAGATCCACACCCACCAAGTAGGGTTCACCGACTTGGCCTTTGACCGCCTGCCTGATGACTTCCAAATCTGGGCTGCTCGCAACGAGCTGGGCAGTTTCACGCTGTACCTACCCAGCGAGCACTGAGTTCTTTTTGACTTTACTCTTTACCAATACTATTATTTACTAATACGGAGATCTGCATGGATACGCACGAGTTTCTCTCTCTCGCTCAACAGCTAGATAAAGAGCTTCGACAAGACTATCACCAGCACGAGCTGTACTCATACATGACTGTGTGGCTCAAAAGCAGGATGCCGTCTCTCTACAAAGAACTAGAAGCAAACTTCAGGAGGATCGAGCCGAGTGTCTACGCCCACAACGCCTGCCTTAGCGCAATCAGCGAGCGACAAGAAGACGCCCTTTCAGGACAGCTACGGGAAGTTTCTGTATGCGAACCTGAATCATATGGGGAGAGAAGATTGGCTTAACTTGGCTGAGTGCAAAATATTGCACGCTGTTCAAGAACCCAGCAGTCCAACTCTCTGGCTCCTTGTACCCGAAGAAGAAAACAATCTTTACGACGGCTTGATTAAAGCTGGGTACTCGTTCGCTTTTGTCTCTTTGCTTCAAGTAGCAACTCGCAATGGTGTGAAGTGGATCTTCTTTGATGAAGACCACCCACTCATTGCGGGGCTTCACGTCTTTGAGAAAGAAGACGCCGCTTGGCCACTACGGCTTGCAGGAGGCGTCTTGCAGTGAGCTATGCGTTCTTCCCCTCTTCCCGAGGGGATGCAGCTCCGCTGCTCAACAAGAACAGTCCCAAAGATGCTCTCCGTGAGCAGGTTGCTCTGGACACAGAAGTATTCCTAAAGGCTGGCGGCAAAATAAAAATATGTGAACCAGGAGAAAGTGCCATGGATATAGGCAACAAACATCTTTACCTCAACAAGAACTCGCGTGCCGAGGAACTCTTGAGGCAAAAGCAATTCAACATTGCAGGGTCTCGCCCTCGCAACATGCACTCATAAGGGGGTCATATGCTATTGACCCTCGACTTTGAAACTTACTTCGACGTGCGTTGCCAGCTCGGCAAGATGACCACGATGGAGTACATCAATGATCCCGACTTCAAAGTACATGGGGTCGGCGTCAAGTTTGAAGACGAACCTGCCGAATGGTATCCCGAAGATGAAATTGAAGACGTTTTTTCGTCCATCGATTGGGACAGTACACGCCTCTTATGCCATAACACAGCTTTTGACGGCGCTGTTCTTGCTGCCAAGTACGGCCATTATCCCCGCTACTATCTTGACACTAGCGCAATGGCGCGTGGCCTCTATCCTGGGCAGTCATCCTCGCTTGCGAATGTTGCCATCAGACTCTGGCCTGATGACGAGTCAATGCGCAAGGGTGACGACCTCGTCAAGTCCAAGGGACTCCACGATCTACCACCTGACGTTGAAGACGCGCTCGCCAAGTACTGTATTCAAGATACAGAGCTGACCCACGCCATCTTCAAGCTGTGGGAGGGAGAGCTCCCCTCTTCCGAATACGATCTTATCGATATCACGACTCGGATGTTTACCAAGCCTCGCTTGATAATTGACCGTGAACGATTGACCAACTACATGGAGCGAGAGCGCCTCAACGCTGAGACAACTATCGAGGCGTCAGGTATTGAGCCTGAAGTGCTCCGCTCCAATCCAAAGTTCGCGCACTATATTGAAACCGAGCTTGAGCTCGTTGTGCCGACAAAGACCTCGCCTACAACAGGCGAACAAATACCTGCCTTGGGTAAGAACGACGCTGGCTTTCAGCAGCTCTGTCAGATGTACCCACAGCATCAAAAAGTCTGGGACGCACGCATAGCGGCTAAGTCGCGGCTCACAGAGACACGCGCCCAACGCTTTCTCAGTGCGGCTAACCCAGACGACACCATAGGTATCCCGCTGCGGTACTACGCAGCACACACTGGTAGGTTCGGTGGTTCAGACAAGCTGAACTTCCAGAACATGCCTCGCGGATCAGAGCTACGTAAGTGCCTGATCGCACCCAAAGATCATCTTATCTACGTTGCCGACTTATCTAACATCGAAGCCCGAATGCTTGCATGGCTTGCAGACCAACACGATCTGCTCGACCAGTTCAGCAACGGCGAAGATGTGTACTCATCATTTGCCTCTACTATTTATGACCGACCCATTAACAAAGACACAGATCCTACCGAACGATTCGTAGGTAAGACTGCGGTCCTCGGCTTAGGCTACGGCATGGGTTGGAGGAAATTCCAAGCCACCCTAGCACTAGGAGCGGCTGGCCCAGTAGTAGAAGTTAACGACGAGAAAGCGTGGCAGGTCGTCAACGCTTATCGAAGTAAGTTCTACAAGATTCCAGCCCTGTGGAACACATGCGATATGTTTCTTATCGACATGCTCCAAGGGCGTTCTAACTACCACAAAGTGTTAGAAACCAAGCGGAACCGAATTGAGCTCCCTAATGGGATGTCTCTCTACTACGAGGATTTAACGCGCTCGACAGAAGGTTTTCAGTTCAAATCTAACCGCCAGACGGTCTACACCTACGGCGGGAAGGTTACAGAAAATGTCGTACAGGCGCTCTCTCGTATCGTCGTCACGGATGCTCTGCTCAGACTAGCTCACAAACGCAAAGACTTAGATGTCTGCCTGACTGTCCATGACGAGATTGTTTGCATTGGCCCTGCGGAAGACGCAGACGAGCGGATGCAAGACATCATCGACATCATGTGTATAGCACCAACTTGGGCAGGTGACCTCCCTCTCGCCGCAGAGGGCGGCTACGACATTGGATATTCCAAATGACCAGATTGGTACTCACGCGCAAAGTCGATGAAGAAATCATCATCTCAAACGGCAATAAACAGGTTGTCTGTTCTATTGGCGTTTCCAAAATTGACCGAAACAGTGTTCGTCTGTCTTTCGAGGCCGACGCAGATTTGAAGATTGATCGAAAAGAAGTATTTGAATCTAAGTACGGCAAAAAAACCAAAGCGAGTTGATCAATGGATGTGTCCTTTCTAGAGGCTTCCAATGGCTTGCCTCTCTCAAAAGTCATCACTTCAAAAGGTACGAAACCTTACCCATTCGTAAAGAATGTTACTTCTCATAAGTATTCTGTTACTGGCATTGGTGAGTTGTTCGACCTTATTCAGAAGCACGCGGCCCTTGGCCATTGTCTTTTGAAGGGTAACCCTAAACACGACTTGGTTGACCGCAGTCGAGCTGGCTCAGTCCGTCGCCAGGATCTTAATCAGCTCCTGGTTCTGGACTTCGATGGCATTGACCATCCAGCTCACTATCAACAAACAACGTATACAGCGGGTGATGTGTCACGGCTAGCAGAAGTGCTCGTGCATCAGCTACCTGATCCATTGCACTCGGTGTCTTACATCGCTCAAGCCAGTAGCTCGCTGGGTTTCAAGGGCAGCAAGATCAGTATGCATATGATCTTCATGCTGAAGGTTGCCCTGCCCCCAGCTACACAGAAGCTCTGGCTAACTAACACCAACGCCAAAGTGAAGTTGTTGCGGGATCAGGTGGGGTTGAGCGTTAACGGTCTGTCACTTACTTACCCGCTCGATGTCAGTCTCGCTGACAACTCAAAGCTTATCTTCATTGCGCCACCTCAGTTTCAGGATGGCGTTGTGAATCCGTTTGTGACGAACGATGACCGCATGGCTCTCGTGCGAAAGACAGAGGGCGAGCTCTCCCTCGATGAGCTGGTCGATCTCAGCCCCGAAGCTGTCTACAACTCGGTCACTGACATCAAGAACAAACTAAGGAAAGACCAAGGCTACAGCCGTAAGAAAGAAAAACTTCAGATGGCCAACGTCAACAACCGGTCAGAAGAAGTTCTTACTAATCCTGATCGGATGACCATACAGGTAGCTAACACTTCATATCTGCCGTGGGTTAACTGCAACATCAACAACGGTGACTCGGCAGCGTACTACTTCAATCTGAATCGCCCTAACTACATGCTCAACTTCAAGGGCGAGCCGATCTTTGAGATCGAGAAAGTTGATCCTGATTTCTACGCCTCGATACACGATGTCTTCGAGGACTACTTCGCCGTCAACGGCAAGACGTGTAGGCCGGTATGTCTTCGAGACTTCGATACCGACACATATTTCAATGGGCTGTATGACCCGAACGTATCGCAGTTCGACGATTCGTTCCCGCTAACGCCTAGCTCTCAGGCTGGAATCCAAAGCTTCATGGCCACCCACGGTGCGCTCATGCCAGAGATCATTATGGACGCGAAGATCTTCTTCGATCCAACTGAGCGTGTACCGACCGTTGACCTTCAACAGTCGCCCATGAAGATCAACCTTTATCGCCGCACCCAGTACATGATGAACCCATGTGAACCTGATAAGCGTCTAGGGGTGGGTGAAGCATCCCTTCTTCACTCAGAACTCCCCCTTATCTCTAAGCTTATCCTTCATGTGTTGGGTGATGGCGACCAGGAATTCGAGCGATTTATCAACTGGCTTGCTTACATCTTCCAGACAAGGAAGAAGACAGGCACAGCGTGGGTATTCACTGGGGTGCAAGGCACAGGTAAAGGTGTCTTCTACTCACACATACTGAGGCCACTCTTCGGCTCCCAGCATGTGCCAATGAAAGCCATCCAATCTATCGAAGAGCAGTTCAACAGCTATATGCGCTCTGCTCTCTTCATGATTGTTGATGAGTTCCATATGGCCAGCGCGTCTTCAGGCACGATGAAGATGGCCGACAAACTCAAGAACCAGATTACTGAACCGACGCAAACCATACGTGCTATGCGCTCGAACCAAATCGAAGTACCTAATTTTTGTAACTACATATTCCTGACTAACCGTGCCGACGCAGTGAAGCTCGAAGAGACGGATCGCCGATACAACATCGCGCCGCGACAAGAGACAACGCTCATCGAGGCACACCCAGAAATAGTCGATAACCTCGACAAGATCGAGGAAGAGCTACCACTCTTTGCTGGCTACCTCGCTACATTCAAAGTTAGTGAGCGGCTAGTTAAGACACCCATTGTCAACGAAGCCAAAGAACTTATGCGGCAGGTCAGCCTGTCAGACATAGAAGAGTTCTTTCAATCATTTCGCACGGGCGACCTGCTTTCATTCATTGATGTCTTGGACATAGACGTTACTGACGTGATGAAGGCTAATGAATACATGACTGCAAAACGCACTGTCAAAGGCTGGATTGCTGATTCAAAACGCCCTTACTGCATGATCAAGCTTGCTCAGATGAAAGTCATATACGACGTACTCATTGCAACGCATAGCACTCGAATGAGTCCTAAGCAGTTCGGAAAAGTTGCATTAAAAAATGGGATCAAAGTAGTGCGCAAACGGCCTCATGGAGCTCACCGCAGTGTTCACGCGGTTCAGGGTGCAGAAGTCAAATGGAAACTCGACGACTTGGAACGTCAGGATCTGATCAACAAATACTTCAAAGATCCCGAGGATCAGAAGTTATTGGAGACTGCACATGAAAATTCCAGTAGCAAATAAGCCACTTAAAGAAACAGTCATAGACAAATCCATGCTCGGTGATGTCCGGTCATGGTCTTACAGCTCACTGAAGACATTCGAGAGCTGCCCTTACCGTCTGTATATCCAGAAGGTAAAGAAAATAAAAGAGCCCAGCGGCAAAGCTGCCGAACGCGGCTCCCTCATTCACCAAGAAGCAGAGGACTACGTACGCGGTGAACTCGGTGAACAACCAGAGTCTCTGAAGAAATTTAAGTCAGAGTTCGAGTATCTACGACAAGGCTTCATCGATGCCAAAGTAGAGCTCGAAGGGGAGTGGGGTTTCACACTCGATTGGGAAACCACTGGTTGGCTCATGGGAAACACATGGGCTCGCATCAAGCTCGACGCACTGGTTCAGGAGGATGAAACCTCGTGCCGTGTAATCGATTACAAGACCGGCAAGAAGTTTGGCAATGAGATTGCTCATGGCCAGCAAGGTCTGGTCTATGCCATCGCTACCTTCCTTCGTTATCCCCATATCGAGCACGCCCGAACAGAGTTCTGGTATCTCGACAAAGGCGAAACAACTATCAAGGACTACTCCCGCGCTACTGCAATGGAGTTTCTTCCTGGTTTATTTCGCCGTGCTGTAGCTCTCACTACTTGCACGAGCTGGGAGCCCAAACCCAGCAAAGATGCGTGCCGGTGGTGTGACTATAAAAACGGCACAGAAGAATCACCCGCGCCATGTAAGTGGGGTGTTGTATGAGCCAGCGAGCGGTGCTCAGAGGTTTTTTTCTTTATTTTTCCCCTCAAAAACACTCGCAGTTTGAGCTGCCTCTACCTTTACGTTGAAGAACTCCTGGGTAGTGATCAAACCGGCTAGCCCACGTCACGGGCCTTTTAAAGGAGACCCTTATGGAATGTCGAGTTATGGCTGATGAAAACGCCTTTCAATACCGCATCGAGAAACTAGAGCTTCAGTGGGAGCACTACGAAGCAAGCGGTCAATTTACTGCTGATGTAGTCGAGCAGATGGAAAAGCTTATGCGAAACCCAGAGTGGTTTTGGGAAGGCATAGGTTTCGACGGCTTTGATCGTTACATCCCAGAGAACAAACGCGGTGAAGCACAGGAAGAACTTATGACTGCGTTTGTAAACAACGACTACTTCGCAGTAGGCCAACACTTCATTAAACAACTAGAGCACTACGTCTATGACGCCGCTCTAAACAACATCCCAGGACCGGACTAATCATGCACTTATCAATTACCAACAAAATCGTCTTATCAATTATCGCAATTCTTTTTATCTCCATCGGCTTATCACTTTTTATGCACGCACTCAGCGTTGCTTTCATGTCTGCACTCATCGTTGCAGGCGTCTTCATTGCATACCAAATATTTCGGAGTGACTAGATGTCGCACATTTTTCTGCGCCTTCTGCAAGTTGCAGAGGTGCTCATGATTTACCACGCCATTAAACGCAAATACGCATCACGTCAGGAGGACGCACATGCTCAATCACATACTCAACAGCAACATCAAGCGGATACATGTGAACCAACACAACATTCGCGCCAACGCCAAGAACGACGACAACCTCCCCCCTCTCACCATCAAGACATCCACTGCTAATCACAAGGGGTACGACGCAACCATTCACGGTTCGTCACGCGTTGTCTATTCGCCCGATAAACCCTTGAGCTGTGGAGCCAAGGTGTGGATCGAAACTCATGCACCAGTAGTAGTTCAGGAGGAACCAATATGTTCTTAACAGGCATTATCGCTGCACTCGGTATGCTGTTCTTGTTGTTCAAGTTCGGCATCAAACGCGTCATTCACTATGACATTTTCTTCGACATTCTGATCACCGGCTTTTTGCTGTGGTCTTTTGCCGGTACGTACAGCGGCATGATGGCCGCAATGTTCGGCGGCATGTTGGTATCTATCGTGCTGTACGTGATGAAGCGCACGATGCGTCACGAGAAGTTCACGTCAATCAAGACAGACTCGTTCCCTTACCGCCGGTTCGGCTGGCAAGAGGTTCGATGATGCTTCCGACTAACAAGACTTGTCTCGTTAAACATCCTTCTGAGGATTACTACATCGCTGTGGTTGATGGTGAGCGCGGCTATTTCACGCTGTCTGAAGAAGTCAGGCACAGCAAATCATTTGCTGACGATTGGAATACTCGGATGGGCCACACCGAAGACTACATCTGGAATGTAGTTGCTCAATCGCTAAGGGATGAATGATGTCAGAGACAACTGAACTCAAAGTTCATGTGGGATGTGATATCGACGCCTTAATCGCGTACGTCGTCGCTCAAATCGAATCCGACATCGCAATGGGCGACCAAGAATCGTTATATGACTTCTTATCTAGGATGCCACGCACTTATCTGATTGGTTACTTGTGTGACCCCCGTGGGGATGAAGCCCTCGCCGCAGGAGTTATTACCGAGGCCGAACACGATGCCCACTTCTAAACAATTGCCACTGTCACTTGGCCGTGACAATTGTTACTTCACTTTTGACGGCGAGACCTATCGCTTCGAGCTGTGGACTGACCCACCGGAAGCTATGTACTGGTCTACCTACAAAGTAAAAGCATCACACCTCAAAGTGTTCGATGCCAACGACAAGCAAGTCTACGGACCCGCCAAGGAGGCGTTACTCAATGAGCTTGACGAGGAGAGAAAGTTCTTCACTAATCGTGACAGATAAAACCCACCGGACTCGATATCTCAAGTCCATCAAACCGCCAGACGACAACATGCTCAAGTCGGCGAGTTACAACAAGAAGCTCGGCAAAGTTATCTCAGTAAAGAAGTGGAAGGACATGCCCATGTATGCCCTCACTCTCGAAGAGCGCAACACCTGTACGCCTTCTTGTTCGCAGTACGACATCTGTTACGGCAACAATATGCCGTTTGCCAAGCGCCATGACCACACTCATCCAGAGTTCGAGGACTACCTGATGAGGAGTATCGACAACGTCGCTAACCAACGTAAGTGTAAAGACGGCTTTGTCGTTCGGCTGCACGTACTCGGTGACTTCTACAGTCTTGGCTACGTGAACGCTTGGCAATTAGCCCTTAACAAGTATCCAAGACTACATGCCTTTGGTTACACACACCATCGACATGACTCCCCTATCGGTAAGCAACTCAAGCGCATGAATGAGACAGCTCCTGATCGCTGGCAGATTCGTTTCAGCGACGACATGGACGATCAATTCCGCGCTCGGGTTATTAGTGGCACTTATGACAGGTCACTAAAGTATTTCACAGATTATGACCACACGGAGATTCAAAAGAATGAGCTCGTATGCCCTGAACAACTTGGCAAAACGGTGGGATGCACGACTTGCGGCTATTGCTGGTCCAGCAAAAACCCCGTCGTTTTCCTTGCCCACTGACTTTAGTAATAGTAATATTATTACTAATAAAGACGGATCTTGTATGGAAGCATTTGCGCACCAAGTACGAACTACTGAGCACATCCTAGATCACCCTCGTTGCCTTATTACATCTGATCCTGGCACTGGTAAAACCAGAGCTGTTATCGATGCGTTTCGGCAGCGCGGTGAAAGAATGCTCGTGCTTGCTCCATTGTCCATCCTGCAAGCGAGCTGGGGTGACGACATCAACAAGTTCGCGCCCAACATGACCTATTCAATCGCTTACGCAAAGAACCGCGCCAAGGTGTTCGGTGCTTGTACTGATGTCGATGTAGTCATTACCAACCATGACGCAGTCAAATGGTTAGCTAAAAATTTGTATCTGCTCGATTGGTTCGACACGGTCTGTATCGACGAGTTCACAGCATTCAAAAACAAAGATAGCCAACGCAGTAAGGCATTGGTGAAGGCGGTAACAAAACTCGACTATCGCATTGCCATGTCGGGTACGCCTAACAGCAACACCATCACTGACATCTGGCATCCCACTTACGTTGTTGACGATGGTGAACGTCTGGGTCGTCGTTACTACAGCTTCCGTAGTCAAGTCTGCACACCGAAGTTCAATGGCTTTGCAAACGAGTGGGTCGATAAGGAAGACGCCGAGGAGATAGTTGCAGCTCAGTTGTCGGACATCAACATCCGTTACTCCCTCGAAGACTGTATCGACATGCCAGAGCAGAGCGTACACACCATGTACGTTGAACTGCCTCGCCCCATCCGAGCCGCATACGAAACGCTTGCCGAAGACAGTGTGTTGTACACAGGCAAAGGCACGATCAATGCAATCAATGCTGGCGCGAAGGTCAAGAAGTTACTTCAGCTCTGTACCGGTGCGGTCTACGACGAGACAGGTAAGCCGCAGGAAGTGCATAACGAGCGTTACGAACTAGTCATTGACCTCATCGAGGCACGCAAACACTCGCTAGTTGCATTCAACTGGCGTCATGAGAGGGAAGCTCTCGTGGAATTGGCAGAGTCTCGCGGTATCAAGTACGCCGTTATCGACGGTGAGACGCCTGCCCACAAGCGCGGTGAGATCGTTGATCGACTGCAAGCTGGGCAATTGAAAGTTGTCTTTGCACACCCTCAATCAGCAGGTCACGGCTTGACCATGACCAAAGCAACAACAGTTATCTGGTCCTCGCCGACATACAACGCCGAGCACTACCAGCAATTCAATCGTCGCATATACCGCGCCGGTCAGACACAGAAGACCGAGGTCATACAGATCGCTTCCAAAGATACGTGGGAGACAGCGGTGTACGACAAGTTGGAAACCAAACTGGGGAAGATGGAAGACCTTCTTCAAATCTTAAACAAACTTCACAAGCACGGAGATGCAGATGAGTGAATTAAATACAAGCGAGCTGATCGATCAACGATTGGCAATCAGACAAGCGTTAGCTGACCTTGCCGAGCAGGAGAAGCGCCTCAAAGAGCAGCAAGAAGAGGTGGACTACCAGCTAATGCAGAAATTGGAAGCAGATGGTTTGAGCAAGTTTTCAAATGACCAAGCCACTATTTCCATTAGTGAGCAGATAGTTCCACAGGTCGAGGATTGGGATGCATTACACGCCCACATTCTCAAGACCGGTGAATTTGAGCTCATGCAACGCCGCCCTGCGGTGAAAGCGTATCGCGAACTCAGAGAGGCTGGAGTAGAAGTTCCTGGCGTCATTGACTTTGCGAAACGCGGTTTAAATGTTCGAGCCCTTTAATCAATTAGCAATTAGGAATTATCTATTATGGCTAAATCTAACCAAGCAGTAGCTACTGCAAACGCCTTCAATCCCGCAGCCGACACTCTGCCTGCTTTCTTACAGGAGCAGTCAGGTCGCGGTAATGAGAATGTAGGTGACAACCTAGAGATACCGCGCATCAAGCTTCTCCAAAAGATGAATGACGAGGTGGACCCTAACCACGATAAGTACATCGAGGGAGCAAAGGTAGGCGACTTTCTTAACGTCCTTACCGGTCAGTTGTTCTCCGAGGTGTATGTAATCTCGGTTAACTTCCAAGTCGAGTTCGTTATCTGGCGTAAGCGCGAGCACGGTGGTGGCAAGCAGGGTACGTTTAGTACTCGGCAAGAAGCCAGCGAGTGGGTTGCAGAGCAGGGCGCTGCCGAAGCTGACAAGTTCGATGTGTCAGAGAACCATCAACACTTGCTCCTTATCTATGATCAGGAGACAGGCCAACTTGCCAGCACTCCAGCAATCATGGACTTCAGCGGCTCTAAGCTGCGCGTGTCCAAGAACTGGAACAGCAAGATCATCGAGAAAGGGGGTGACCGCTTCTCAACGATCTGGCGCTTCAAGCCACTGCCTATGTCAAATGACAAAGGTTCGTGGATTAATATTAGTGCAGAGTATGTAGGCTTCGTCGCTTCCGAAGACGACTACAAAACGGCAGAGAAGCTTTACGAGTCATCTCAGCCAAGTACTGTGCATTAAAAGCTGAGAACGGTAGTACTCTTTGAACGAACATAGTTTTGTTAAGTCTGTTCATAGGGTACTACCCTCTTCCGTCTACCGCTGGAAAATTCACGACACATATACAGGAGGTGTACCTGACGCCTTATATTGTGGCCCAAAAGGGCTTTTATTCGTTGAATATAAGTGGGTTACCCTGCCTAAGCGATCAACTACATTAGTAAAGTTCGGTATTTCTAAACTCCAATTAGAGTGGCTTGACCGGTTTGAAATGTACGGACAACATGTTATGGTCGCCATCGGACATTCATTAGGAGTCCTAATACTTGTCAAGGGGCAGTGGCATTCTTCTTTCTCAAGCGCAAAAGTCATAGAACTAAGCGTGTCCAGGAAAGAGTTTATCGACGGAATAGTTAGTCACACACAGGGATGAAATTCACATGAGTACCGCACGAGGAAGTGATCGGGGAATCAGTAAGCTTGAGGTAGACAAGCGTAAGAACCGATCAGATGAGAAAGCATTGAACTTCAAGCGCCTTTGGAAGCAGCGAGCGCGAGAACTAGACATCACTCAAAAGACAGCCGCTGAACGACTTGGTATGACCCAAGGCGCGTTCTCTCAGTACCTTAATGGTCACACGGAGATGAACGAAAAAGCTGTGATGAAAATCGCAAAGTTTTTAAATGTGAGACCTGAGGAGATCGACAAGTCTTTTAAGACTAAGATGATCAAAGCTCCGACCCCATCGCCGGTCGATACTGTAACAGTCTCTTATTTAAGCACTGATGCGAAGACCAAGATTTCAAAGCGGTATTTACCTGACGTATTCAAGGGTCATGACGCTGAATCGATTGTGTGGATTGAGTGTGGCGCTCATTTGAACGTCGTTAACAATCCAGACCTACCCCCAGAAGCTCAGAGAACCATACCTAAAGGTTCAGTACTGGGCTGCATTGATGTTGATAAAGTGCCTTACAGTTATCTCAGCTCTGCGCCACGCCTTTACCTCCAAGAGTTCTCTAGGAGGAAAGCCTTCGACGTAACATTCGATTTAGTCCCGCCTACGCTTACTAAAGACACGGCTAGACTCTATACCGTCGTGTCAATCCTATTTAGTTAATTCTTCTCCCCCTATAGGCGTAGCCATACGGTTGCGTATAGGGGGCTGAAACTCTCTAAATTAAGCCATTTTTTTGGCTTTAAGCCACCAAAAGTTATAGACGTATGGTGTTTCCGGTGATACCGTGCATCTATATTAGCTAAAAATAATATTGCTAATAATTTTTCAGTCAGGAAGACATATGGATCAAGTGAACCACCCCCCTCATTATAATGCTGGCAACGGCATTGAATGTCTGGACGCTATCGAAGCGTCTATGTCCCCGATTGAATTTCGCGGTTACTTGAAAGGTAACGTCGAGAAGTACCTTTGGCGCTACACCTATAAAGGACATCCTCTTATCGATTTGGAAAAAGCTGAGTTCTATTTAGCTCGCTTGCTCCTTTTGGTACGAGAAGAGGACAGCAAACCCAGTAATCCTAAGTATTAATACAGGAGAAAAAGAGGTACGAAATATGTCCGGTATGCCAATAGCTCACAAAGAATTACTGATTTGCGACGGCCTGACAAAAATCTATGGCCCACTAATGGACCTTGATGATTTAGCCAGCACTTTACGGTTAAAGAAAGCGACGCTTTACCAACGAATCTATTTAGATAAGTTAAGCATCCCGCGCATCAAGAATGGTAAGAAATATTTATTTCAGACCAAAGATGTGGCTGATTTTTTATTAGAGAACTGCGGTAACAACTCTAGCCATTAAGCTTTGACACTAGGCTCTCGGCTGTAAGCTGGGTGTAGCGTAACAACTGCTTCCAATCCTTATGGCCTGAGATCCTAGCTACCTCCTGGATCTGCAACCCCTTCTCGAAGAACCGAGAGATTGCCTCATGTCGCAGATCGTGAAAGTGTAAGTCCTCGATTCCCGCTTTCTCCCTCACTGCCGCAAATCTGTCGGACACCGAGCTCGCCAGTTTTACATCAGGGAACACCCTCCCCCTATGTGCCGTGCCTAACCCCCACGCTCGCAGTACATCGAGAGCTGCATCGCTGACCGGTATCGTTTGGTCATTACCCTTCTTCTCTGTCGGGTGCTTACGGTCCTTAATGAAGATCGTGCTGGCCTCGAAGTCTACGTGCTCCCACTTCAGATCGCAGATTTCCGACTGCCTCATGCCCGTCTCAACTGCCAATCTGATCATCGGACCCATCCAACCTGACCGGTGCTCCTCTGCTATTTCGAGCAGTGAGACCAGCTCATGAGGGGCCACCCTGCGGTCCCTGTGCTTACTACCTCCCACCAAACCTATCTTTGAGAGGGCTGACAACGCGTCTCTCGCGGCGTTTGACGGCAGATCCACCCCCCACAGGGTACGTGCGTGCTCGATCATCTGGGCGAGATATGTGAGCTGCTGGTTCAATGTGGCCTTACCGATTGGCCTTCGACCCTTGTACCCTGCCCGTCGTTTCTCTGCATATTGGAATATGTGCTCTGGGGTGAGCGAGCTAATAGGGATATCTGTGAAGTGTTTAGCAGTGAGCTTGATAGTGGACATCTTAGATCGAGCGAACGGTCGGTGCGGATGCACCTCCTTGATATACCTGTCCAGGAGCATGTCCACAGTCCACTCGCTGGCCACGATCTCATGTGCCGTGGGTGATGTGAGCTCTGCCTTCTTCTGCGTGGCCCATGCCACTGCTGCTGGCTTGGTCGGCAACGTCTTGTAGTACCGTTTGCGCTTGTGGCTGACGGTCACATACCAGTTATCACCGCGTTTCAGGTAATGTGCCATACGTGGCTCCTCGACTGATTTGCGTCAAGGGCCAAGTAGCCTGACGCACACTCCGTTAGACCCAGTATGCATTGCGTCAGATTTGCGTCAACTCAAAATAAAAACCCCTGAAAACAGGGGCTTAGAAATTGGCGGAGAAGGAGGGATTTTCTCCCTCAAGTTCTTCATTTTGTTCTATTAAGTTCACGATATTTCTATTTATTTCTACCGCTATTTCTATTTATTTCGATTTGGTTCACGTTCGATTTGCGTCAAACGTGCGTCAGAGTACGCTAACCATTGGGCGGTTAGTAGAACCCTCGCCTATCAGCTAGTAGAACCCTTATAGATAAGTAACTAGAGTTGGCATCGAGACTATCAGCAGCACAAAGCAAGTCAAGCTGACAACGAATTGCCCCGCCTCTTTCTCGCTCATATTCTGCACCCTAGCCCTGAAAGCTTTGCCAATTTTCTTAATCATTTTGAAGTACTTCCTCGTCGGGGTTTCTTTACCTTGCCGCCAGCCTTAGTGGGCTTGGCATTCAACTTACACTTCTTACCTTTGTGCATGGTTACCTCACCAGTTGATTGCGTTTAATTCAGTTTCGTTAGCTGCTGCCTCGATCTGCGCTCGAACCTGTCTAGCTTTGACATGGCAGCTATCAACGTGCGCTGCAAGAGCCAAGCCAACCTGCTTGATCTCTGTCGCCGTAAAAGTCTGCGCTGTGTTATCTGCCAAGGTCCAATCGACCGATTGTTCAGGGTCAATCTGAGCCCTTAACACTGCACCCTGAAGTCTCTGCTGTGAAACCTCGTCACATTGAAAGGTGTAGCTGTCCCAAGTAAATGTGCTGAACTCTTCAGCATCTCTCGCAGCTTTGATTTCTGACCACTTGCCATCTTTCTTTTCTTGCAGCTCACGCGGGTCTGTCCACTCGCCCAACACTTCGTCCCAAAAAGTGTAAGGCACTACCGGCAACATCGGTTTATCAGTAAGGCTGATCGATCCCATGTCATGGTCGTATCTGTACTTAAACTCCGAAGACAATAAACCCATCGGCAGCTCGCCAATCTCAACCCAGATTTCGTCCTCTGGGAAGATGGCGTCGTACTCGGGGACTTGCATATATCCCATGATGTAGCCGCTCTGATCTACTCTTATATATGTGTTCATCGTTTTGCCGCCATGACAACAATCTTGCCTACAAAGGAAGTGCCTGATTTCGTAGACGAGCCACCAGGATTAGACGTGCAGCTCACACGCAAATTGATGTTCTTGTTGTAACTACCCCCTACTAGAAAAGAACCGAAACTAGTGACCGCGATACCCGCTGCACCAAAAGTGGCTCCAACAGTGTTGTGCAAAGTGGTCCCTGAATAGATGTGGAGTCGCAGGTTAGTAAGGTTGGTAGAAGTGGAGTAAGCAGAAACGACACCCATAATTATTAAACGTGCAGTCTGGCCTGTAGGTATACCGAGGTTACTGACATTCACTCCAACTACTTGCGCAGCAGTACCTGACAAAAAGTGGTTGTTAAGTGATCCCTCTGCAAACCGTGGAACGATGACTGCCTCACCGGCCAGGAGCAAAGTCGTAATTTCTGCCGTGCCAATATCAGCAGTTTGGATTGTCGCGTCTTGGATATTTGCACTTGTGATTGTTGCGTTAGCAATCTTAGCGCCGGTAAT